CCGACACTAGCAGTGATTGCAAAAGTTTGCAAAAGTGTACCTAGTTTGCCATCGCCTACATTTGTGTACACAGTAAATACCGTGCTGTCATTGCCGTCTGCCGCTTGGTCAGGTCGAGTAACTTGCAATGCCTGGGGGTCAATCGGGGTGGGCTTGGGCATGAGCTGAGGATGTTTTGGTGAATACTGATCGGGCCCGACCAGTAGCCCATCCCAGGTCATTTTCATATCTTTCAAGCGATAGCGGAACCCTGTGATATCACAGATCCCGTACGCATTTTTGTTCGATGCGTAAGCCATTACGCGATGTTGTAGCTACGCAAATCAGGAGTGACTCGGAACGAGCTTCGATCTTCGTCTTGACTCATCGCACGCTGAAACTCTTCTTCGTAAAGTTGCTTCAGCATGCCCACTTTTTCAGGCGCACGCTTCAGCGCCAGATAGTACGCAAGCCCGGCTGCAAGACAGGGATAGAATCGAAATGGGATCTCCATTGTGTTCGCGCCCACGTCAGCGTCGTCGATCCGACTCAGCACACTCAAATGCAATTCGTACTTGCTGTTTTGATCTGGCGCGGGCCAAACTTTCACCAAAGGACTGATTTGCTTGTCGATCAGAAACTGGTTTGGCTTGCCAGTGGTGCTTTTGGTGGCAATGTTTGCATACTGCGATCGTGAGAGGCGTGTCATCGGCACATCTGTCGATACACCGCTCACAGTCTCTCTGATGAACACATCCAAAACGTCGATCGTCGCGGTGGGTGTTGTCGCATCAATGGTGTATGACGTCGTGTCTTTTACCATCGTCAATACTTTCTGATTGATGGTCCACTGATTGAGACCACGATTGGCCCACTCTGCCAGCATCAAGTTTAGTGAACGGGTAGCAGTTTTGAGGTCATAGCCCGTGCGTAATTCTAAACCGCAACGCTCAAACGCCTCTTCGACGTAGTCTGCTACGTCAAGCTCAAAATCTTTACTCCCGCTCACCGTCATCATCTGTCTCCGCGTACAGGTTGTCGAACACCTGGTTCACATCAAGAGTGTAGTCTAAATCGCTTTTGCTGTAATGAATATGTTGCGATGGGCGGAAGTCTGGCGCACCTTCCCCGGTTTCGAACCAGGCGGGATGCGTGACGCGCACGCGGTTGTTAGGTAGCGCAACGATGTTGCCAGTCCACGGCCCCGCATCAAGTAACTCAAGCACATGGCTTTGTTTGTGTTGTGCCGGGTCGTCCGCGATTTCGTTGTTAGTGTAATCAACGGTGAAAAGATACTTGGCGGGATACATTTCGCCATCGATTTTGGCTAACCACGGACACGGCGTGCAACGATCAAGCACATACACCGCATGATCGCGCGATGAGCAGTCCCAAGGTTGTGCAGCCCACACGGGCATTGGGTCAGGCCACTCCTCAAGCGGCGTGTCACCGACGAGCGCAGTAATCGGCATACGAGCCCACATCGCACCACCGTGCACATTTGGTTCATTCTCATCGTCATACGTTTCTGCACCCGTGAAAATGACTTGAAAGCTCAAACACCGCGTGGGCATGGTGGTCACGGCGATTGCCATCGCGTGGATAAACTCACCGTGATACTTGGTGTGATTGTGCGTGTACTCTTTACGAACCCAACATTTGAAATAGGGGATGTTGCTCTGTAAATACGCCACGCTTAACGGCCATAAAGTCCGCTATTTTTGTTAGAGGGCTTTCTCATACCACCAGCGGCGCCGCCTTTGGCATAGCTTTTTGTCGCCATCTTGCCACCTTTCGCCATACCTTTTGCTTTCATTTTGCCGCCCATCGCCATGCCTTTGGCTTTCATTTTGCCGCCAGCCATCATCCCTTTGGCTTTGATTTTGCCGCCCTTTTTCATGCCTTTAGCCTTCATCTTGCCGCCAGCCATCATGCCTTTGGCCTTCATACCTTTTTTCTTGTGTCCCGCCATGTCATTTACTCCTCGATTGAGATCGTTTTTTTCGCCCTGCACAGTGAGCTTTCTGCGAAAACCCCCGTGGATTTGAACAGTTTACCTTGCGCTTTCGGGCCGCGCTCCATTTTTTACCCACGCGGCACCCGCGTCATCTTTTGCTTGGCGGGCAAAATAGCACCACACCCACGCGCTTGTATCATGGTGACAGCACCGCCATCGCGTGCGTAAGTGGGTACGTTTGTGGGCTTGCCACCCACACCCTGGGGCTTCGCTCGCTTTCTCCTGACCGCGCTTTTTCTTTCAGCAGCGGTCATTTGTTTCGCTTCTGCACGCGGCACACATTTTGGATACTTACGCTTAGAGCCTTTAGTCTTTGCTCGACCGCACGCCTGGAACTTGCCATCTTTTTTAGGCGCACCGATATCAACCCAATCGCCACCTTTGCCTTTGCCGAACCACTTTTTCAAACCACCTTGAGGTTTAGCCACGGGGCACTCTCGTCATTTTCTTTTTACCAGGCATCATCGCACCACACCCGCGACTTTGCACCATGACGGTGCCGCCACTGCGCATACCCTTGGCTTGTTTTGCCATGCTCTTTGCGATAGCCGTGCCACGTTTTTTTTCATATTTGCTAAGTTTGCCATCTTTATCGAGATCGCTCTTGACCGGGTCGAGTGTTACCTCTCCGCCACTGGCGCCCTTATATTTTCCGCCCATGCGTTTATACTCTTGGACCAAATATCCTGAGGCGTAAGCGGATGGAAAGACATCAAATTTACGCTTCGCTTTTGCTTTTGCCTTCCGATAAAGGGCAGGGTTCGCTACATTTTTCGGTACTTTATCAGCCATTTTCATCTCCCAAATCGTGGTGTCCGCAATACGGGACTGCGTAATTTTCGCTTCGGTTGCGGCAAAACGACCGGTAACGGTTTTACGGGCCGAGGTTCAATCTGCGGCAACTTTACGGGAAGCGGTTTGATACGTGGCACTGGCTTCACTGCCTTCACAGGTGGCGGCACTAACGGAGGCGTTCCTGGGTTCGCGATGATGGGACCTGAGTCGCCTGGCGGAAAGAAAATAGGTGGTTCTTCTCGAGGCGGCATGATAATCGGCGACTTTGTCGGTAACGGCTTAACTGGCATCGGTTTGACAGGCAGCGGCTTGACAGGTAAAGGCTTCACAGGCAACGGTTTGACAGGTCTTTCAGGCGGCAGAATGCTCGGCGGAGGTCGCGTATCTACCATAATCGGCGGTTCTACTCTCCTCGCAGCGACATTGATTGGCATTTCTGGCGGTAGATTAAATGCATTTTCTACGCGGCTTAAATCTTGTGTCACCTGCGGCGCTGCTGGAGGCACAACCGCTGACACTGCGGCCGCGCGCGGACTTACGCGACGACCGTCGTCGAACAGACCACGGCGATCTGCGACGCCATCAGACACGTTCGCGGCAGCGGCAGCGTTGGGACCGAAACCGTAGGCATCAGAAGCTTCAGCGGTAGATCTCGTCTGGGGCAAATCAGCCATTATCTCGTCTCTGAGCTGCTGTCGTAGCGCGTCAGTGTCAATTTGTTGCGGTATCTCAGCACGCAGACTTTCGATCTGTTGTTGAATAGGATCAATCGCGCCGCTGATCGCCTCTTGCCGCTGCGCTGCTAATGGATCTAGTGCAGCCGCGATATCAGCTTGTCGTTGCGCCGCAATAGGGTCCAAAGCGGCGGCTATGTCCGCTTGCCTCTGCGCCGCTATTGGATCAATGGCTGCGGCAATATCTGCTTGACGTTGAGCTGCAATCGGGTCCAGGGCGGCTGCAATATCGGCTTGTCGCTGACCTGCAATGTTTTCTGAGAGCGCGGCTAAATCGGCTTGTGTCAAATCAGCGTCTCGCAAGGCGGCAATTTGTGCCGCCAAGTCGCCACGCTCACCAGCGGCTGCATCGACGGCGCTCTGGAACTGACTCGTTTGATCATTGATTGCGGCAAGTTGCGCTTGAATGGAATCAATAGGTAGCGCACCCAGATTATCAGCAAGACCACCAATTTGTTGTTCCAGGCCCGATATCAAGTTTGCAGTTTCGTTACGTATGGTCTCTGACTGCGCTGCATTGCCTGATTCAACATCGGCGTACAAACTTTCTAGCTGTTGATTGAGATTGTTGATCTCAGTCTGTGTGCCGCCTAAGGCCTCCAACTGTTGGTTGATTGACCCAATATCGCCTTGAGTGGATTCGGCACGTTGTGATAAAAGACTCAGCTCTCGATCAGTTGCTGTTTGAGCGGCTTGTTGAATGGCAGTTAACTCGGAAGCAGAGGTTTGTTGTCTTTCAATCAAGTCTTGAAAATTACTATCAATGACGTCGTTGATGCCGCTGAGGTCAGTGTTGAGGGCATCTATTCTTTGACCTAAATCGCCGACTAAAGACGCTTGGCGATCAGTTAAATCACCGATCGCGGCCTCTTGCGCCTCACGCACCAATCTATCGCCTTCCTCAATCTGACGCGCCAGGTCCGCACGTTCCTCCAAACCTGCTTGACGCAAATCCAAGGTTTGCGCATCAACACCGCGCTGCAAGTCAGCAATGCGTCCTTCCAGCGCCTTTGTGAGATCGGAGCGTTCAGCCGTTGCTGCCTCGGCCGTTGTTGAAAGCTCTTCTCGTAGCAAGTCGCGGAGCGCATCTATTTCGGTCTGCCGCGCCGTTTCTTGCTGAGTGCGTTGCTCTTCCAACAAATCGCGGAAAGTTGCAGCCGTATTGATTTGCGGCTCGATCGCTTCCAAGCGACGCAACTGTGGGAGACGGACAGCCTCGCGAGGGCCCCGATCGAACACAGGACGTTGCATCAAGTAGTCCTCTAGTGCCGAGTAAGACGTCGTCGGATTAGAGTACTCTGCTATTGCTCGCGCTAAATCGCTGTCTTCATCCATTTATCTCACCAATTTTTGCAAGACCAATAGCTTGCAGCAAAGACGTCTTTCTTCTTCTCAACCGCATCACAACCGTGGCGAGCCCGGAAGTTCTTACGCCTTTCGGGGCTTGCCTTTTTGATTTTCATGTTGGGGTCGCCATATCGCACGATCTTTACTTGATCGCCTTTTTTGGCAAGCACAGCAAACTTTTTGTTTTTGCCAGGCGTCCTTTTTTGCTTGTTATAGCCAGGGAAGGACTCGCCCCGATAGACGAGTCTCCCCGATTTTGTGCGCTTGACGTCAGACGTATCAGCCATACGATTTGATCAACTCGAGGACAATCATGTAAGTATCGCCGCTCGAGTGTCCTACCGTCGTAAAGTCAAGATCGCCCGTGATGCCAGACCCAGCGTTGTTGGGGATACCACTAAAATCACTGTAATCGTGATAACCGTTGCTGTCTTCACTGAGTCCAATCGCCAGCACGTTACTAGTCGCGTCGAACTCGATCTTGACCGACATGCCTGTGCACTGCCACCAAATTTTATTGATGGTGACTCTATTGCACGACAACCCGGCTGAGTTTGACGTCAACGCAGATACATCGACTTTTTTGACCGCCGATTCACCCGTGCCATCGCTCGCGTTAGTAAACTTCAGGACGGCTTTACGTTCACCGTCCTGAATAGTTTGGCTCGTAACTGCATCAGCCATGTGTCACCTCCGTTAGAGTTCAGTGGTGGCTGTTCGCTCTTTCATCGCGCTGATGTAGTCAACAGTCAAAACCTTCGCGGCTGCGGCGCCATTTTGAATGCCGAAGCTGACTGTCAGTTCTTCATCGTCGGGAGCGTTGGTACTGACCACTGTGCCGACTTCAGCATTGTTTTGATAGACATGAAAGAGCTGATCTTTCGGGTCAAACATAAAGCCAACCGTCATAAAGGTGTCATCGGCCATCGCTGTTGGCAGATCCAACGTGCTTTGCGTTCCGTCTTTTTCAACAATGAATTGTAGCGTCGTTGAGCCATCGGTCAGCAAAAAGAAAATGCCATCCGTCACATCAAGTGGCGACGTATCAGTGAGCTGGAGTCCCATGACAACGTCAGAGGCATCCGCATCGCTGGTCTTCATACGTGCTGAAAACGCAAGCTGCTTGGTTGATTCGAACTTGAAGCCTTCTTTTACGAGCTGGAGGAAGTCGTTGTCGTTGTCGGCGTCGTCATTTGTGATGACGAGCAGACCGCCGTCTCCGTCACCCAACGCTTCTGACGCATTGCCCGATCCACCTTCTGTGGTGGTGATCGTCCAATCTGATGCCAGGTAGGTATCGAAGTCGTTGAAGTAAGTGTGATATTTCTGCGGCGCTGGCATTTTGAGTTTGCCAGAAGTGCCTGATGCAGTGACGTTAGTAACGCCTGAAGTGAAATGAGTAGTCATGAAAGTTCTCCTGTGAAAACCAGTGATCAGCCCATCTGATCACCATCTGACCCTGTCAGTGTATGTGAACCTGTAAAACAAAAAAAGGGGGCTGATGCCCCCATTTGTCTTTGCGATTTTACGCTCCTTGAGAGCCGTAAATGCCACGCCAGTCGGAGAAGCCGAAGCTGTAACGCTCGCGTGCTTTGTACCGTATGTTGCCTGTCGTAAAGTCAGGCTCCATGCTGGTCTCCATAGGAGTACGCTGGAACATCTTCAAACCTTCACCCGCATCAGTGACGCTGGTCAAGATGAAGAAGGCATCGGGATCAGCCAAGTAATGGTTGACCGTGTACCCACCTGGCAACACGCCCGTATTACGGATCGCGTTGATATCGTTGTCAGCCGTTCCTGAACGCAGTGTTGAGTTCAAGATGCGGTCGGCAACAAACACCAGTTGAGGCGGCACAACCAATTTGGTTGCTTGGACCGAAATGGTCAGACCCTTGTCATCAGTAAACGTGCTGATGTCAATCAGCGCATCTTCCAACGAGGTCTCATTTAGGTCAGCCATTGAGGTCGCACGGTTTGCAGCAGTGCCACCACCCGCAAGCGGGTGAGCCGTGTTGATCAACGATACGCCATCACCACCCGTGAAGCTGGATGAGAACGCATTGTTCAAAACGTCCGCACCTTTGACCTCTTTGGTGTTCGCCATAGATCGGGCCAAAGCCTTCACATATCGCTTACCTAACGAGTCATACAAATTATCTTCTACCGCTTCATCCGTCCATAAGTCATTGATCAGAATGACTTTTTTGTTCAGATCGATTCGCTACTTTCGATCCCGCTTCCCTTTTTGGGTCGCCGCTGCATGTCACCATGCAGATCAGACTATATCTTCAACCGTTCTGGTTGGATGGCGCTTCCACTCGCTTGAGTGTACTCCCTTGCGGGATAGTCGTTGCACCTTCCTCTTTCGAGGCTTGGCTCAGGATTGTCTCTTTGG